CGGTCTCATTAGCATTGCAAGCAACAGAGCATTAGTGCTGGGACCCCAACGTGTGTGATCCTCATTTAGAAAGAATGTTTTGAACATCCAAACAATTGATGTATCCAGATCTTCTTCTGAAGTATACTGTTTATTCAAGAATTCTTTGGAAATGGCTTCTTGCATGAAATATTTAGACGATGCTTTTGAGATAGTTTCTTCTTCAAGACATTGACAGATACTTTCGGAAACTTTTTCGAAGAAGAAATTGTTCACCCTAGTTTCGAAGTCCTGGATAGCAATCTCTCTACCTCCTTTGCCATATTGGTTCTTTGGAAAGAGTGTTAGATATGCTTGAAACCACTTCTTAACGACACTCTGTACCATGGGAATCGTAGATGTTTCCTTGTGCTCAAAAACATAGTCCGATGTTAGAGTAACTGCCTTGCTTTTCATGTCACATTCAGCAAACCGCAAATCTGCACACCCGTTGAGCCATTCATACTCCTTTGCCCTACCTTTCATAACAGTCTTGTGTGTCTGTGGAACCTTCTTTATAACGGTTTTTTCTTCCACAACATATGTTGCTACTCCATCAACCATCTTCTTCACTCTGACTTTTTTAGTTAACGACTTCGAAAATTCCTCTGATAATGTTGTGCTCAGACGCTCTTTAACCATTGACTTATTGGTTGCAAATTCAGACACAGACCCTGACAGCTTTCCAGACATTATATTTTTCTTAACCTTATTCAAAGGAATGGAATCTCTTATTAGTTTACCAGCAATATCAACTGCCTTCAATGAGAATGTTGTTAATCCAGTACCATTTATCACATCATAGTTATAAGTAGATTCCTCTGAAAAACCACGAACTAAGCTTGGGTTAATGTTATAGTTATCATAGTATTTAGCAGATGATTCGGTCAATTTGTTGAAGGCAGCTGCCATAGCATGATACCGGCTCCTTGTCTCTTTGGACACTGCAGAGTAAACATAGCATTCCACAACAGCCTCAGTTATGTTTGTATTAGAACCAGGTCCTAATAAACGAGGGAAGGAAGCTTTAGTGGCAAGCTCATCTGTATCCATGTTGGTTAGTGAAACTTTACATTCTCTTGCAGAATCAAACCAATCAGTTATGCCATTGACTATTTGTCTATAAAAGTAGAGGAGTATTTCCTTACGGCAAGGACTATACATCTTTTCTGTCATCTTCACTATTTCCGCTCTAATACCGTTCAAAGACATAAAAACATACCGTAGATCCATTACCATATCTGAGGTACTCTTGTCGTTGTTGAATCTCAATATAGTATTGGTGAAGAAATAGCAGATTTTATCATCTCGACTCAATGGCATAGTTCTTGACGAATCTAGTAGTAGTCCAAGGCAGATGTCATATACAAACTTACG